TACCGGAAATGGAAGGCCGACGGTCGCCGTGGTGGAACCGACACCGCACGGCGGCGGGCCGACCAGATTCTGTCAGCGGGCGAATTGTCGCCGGATGTCGTTATCACGATGTCAGCATGGTTCGCGAGGCATGAGGTTGACAAGCGGGCCACCGGCTTTCGGCCTGGTGAAGCGGGCTACCCATCGCCGGGCAGAGTGGCATGGGCGGCATGGGGCGGCGACCCCGGCCAGACATGGGCAGACGCCAAAGCCAAGACCATAAAGCGTGCCCGTGGTGAGGCTGTCAAGGCACGCCAGACACCCAGACAACTTTTAGACGCGATGCCAGACGGGGAGCCGCTTTATCGGGCGGCCCGTTCGATTCTGCTGGCCATTGGCAAACAACAGATTGAAACATGGCGACGGTTTATCGAGCCACCAAAGGCCAAAGAGTTTAATCCGCTCGACCCGTTCGCTGGTGCGATTGAAATGGGCAGCCGGTTTATCCCAACCATCACCTCGTATATCGACGAATCAGGCCGGGCGGCACTGGTAGAGCTTGACCAGCAGGACGCGGATGATTGGCTGGTGAAAGCTCCGCATGTGATCGACGCGGCCAGAACGGCCACGCTGGACTTATGCCAGGAGACGATCAACACGTTTATTTTTGACTTGAATACGACACTTGACGGAATCCGCAACGATATTGCCGAATCGATCAGAACCGGCGAAACGCTTGGCGATACGGTGGACCGAGTTGATCGGTGGATGAAAGAGAACGCCCGCTGGCGTGCCCGTCGCATCGCTGTCACTGAATCAGCCAGAGCCTACAACCAAGGCCGCTACGAGGCAACCAAGGGGCTGGATTTTGTCGCCGGTTATGAGTTAGTGCTATCAGCCGACGCCTGCCCACTCTGCCATGCAATTAAACGCCAGTGCCCCGTGATTCCCAAAGATGGCACATTCGGCCAAAACGGCAAAAATGAAACCTATAAAAATCTGAAATTTCCGCCATTTCATCCGGGCTGCCGCTGTACAACCGTTGTCGTATTTGATGATGAGGTGCCGAAGGAATGGCCACGGCCTGTCAAGCCTGCTGATAACGGCTACATCCTGCCAAGTGATGCCGACTTTGCCAACGCCATTGAAGGCGGTTATGAGTCAGTCGCCATCGGCAACGCTAAATCGATTAATGCATTTATCTTGACTGAATAACAGGGCCTGACAAATGGAAAAACTCGTGAAGGCAGTCGAAACGACTGTCAATGGCAGCGGTGCAGGCTCGTTCAAGGGCTATGCCGCCCGCTTTCTCAACATTGACCGGCAGGGCGACATCATTCTGCCCGGTGCCTTCTCTGGTGCCATCCAAACCTTCATGGACGATGGCGGGATGGTCTTGGCCGACCATGAAAACAAGACATCCGCTGTGATCGGCACATTGATTGATGCCCACGAAGACAAGAGCGGCCTGATGGTCGATGTGGCCTTGTCTGCTACTAAATCAGGTCAAGAGGTCAGGCAGTTACTTAAAGAAAAGGCATTACGCAAAATGTCAATTAGTTTTTACGCCAAACGTCCGACACGTATCCCAGATTCAGCGATTCGCGAACTCTGGCAAAAGTACGATTTCAAGCCAAGCGAAGCCCAGAAGCAACTGGCGAAATCAGGTGCAAACCTGATCAGCCAGGTGGCAGAGGTCTTGGAAGTCTCCATCGTGCCTATCCCCGCCAACCCCGGCGCGGAAGTGATCGCAGTCAAGTCTCACGACGACTGTGATACACCGGCATTACCACCCACTGGCTTCGTGCAAGTGGCCGGTCAGTTGCTCGATTTCACCGCTTTAGTCAAGCGATGCGAGCTTGCTGATCGTGTCATTTCTGATTTCCAATCGCCAAACCGGCGAAATAAGTAAGGAGGCCTTAAATGGCTTTAACGGAAACGCGCACGGCTTCGGCGATTGCTGAAGACCGTCTTCGCTTGGCTGCCCAGGTTCAGGGATTGCGTGACGAATTGGTATCGGCTCCCGATGAAGTACGTGCTGAGAAATCAGCCGACTTGCAGGGCCTGATGGACCAGCTTGAACGCTGTGACAGTGAATACCAACTGGCCGCATCTCTTGAGCGTGCCAATCAGATGATTGAAAAGATGTCACGTCAGCCGAATCGGCCCGAGCCGACCGTTTACGGGTCAAACGTCCAATATCAACCGGCCCGCGTCTCCTACGATGGCCGCGTGCTGGATAATGGTGGGCTTGCCGATCCGTCGGATAAGTCGGCACTTGCCAGCCCTGAATATCATCAGGCATTCAAGGCTTTGATTCAGGCACGCGGACGCATTGAACTTGTGAAGAGTTCAAGTCTGCGGAATATGCTGGAAGTGTACGGTAAGGGCGGCGACTTCGGCCTGCCTTCCAACGAGTTTTATATGCCTTTTTCAAAGGACATGACACTCGGCACGACCACCAACGGTACGAATACCGTCACGCCTGATTTCCGCTTTGACGTGGTTGTCGGCAGAACGGTTGCCCCTGTGATGACCCGCATCTGCCGCGTCATCAATACAAATGTCAATCAGGTGACGTTCCCTCGTGATTCGAACACGAATAACATCACCACGTCACCACAGTACGGTACGACGTTCAGGCCATTCATGGGTGAAACGCCAAACACGACCACTTCCAAGATCGACACCGGCCCGTTCACACAGTTGACGATTCCAGTTAACACAGGCACGATGTACACCGATGTCAGTGCCGACTTCTTCGCCGATGTGGCTGGAATTTCCAACTACATCCAGACAGAGGCTTCAAAGGCTTTTGCGGCTGTGGTTGATAATCAGGTCATTAACGGTGTGACCGCATCGACCGAGGCCGAAGGCGTGATTTCCAACAGTTCTGTTGGCATCACCAAGACCGGCAGTAATAACACGCTGGTCGCGTCTAAGGTGATCGACGGCTTCTATGCCCTTGCTGACCAGTATGCCACGAATCTTTCGTGGGTCATGCGTCGCGCGACTCATGGCAAGCTGGTTGCCCTGAATGACAGCACCAACAGAAGCCTTTTCTTAGGCTCTGCTGATTCTGGCTACACTCAGGGTATCACCCCGGCATTGATGGGGCAGCCGATCTATTTTAACGGATTCGTGCCGGCTTCCGGTGCATCAACGGCCAAGTCGATTGTGCTGGGTGACTTTAACGAGTACATCTTGCTCTTGCGGCAGGGCTTCACTGTCGCGATTGATGAGGTATCGCTAGCCTATGCGAACCGCGTCCGCATTGCGGTGAAATACCGCTTTGGCGGTGCGGTCCGTGATCCTCGCGCATTCCAGATTATTCAGGAACTTGTCTAAGTTTTGAGGGCGTGCCCCTCGCCGTTCCCGGTTGTCAGATGCTTCGGCAGCCGGGGGCGGTTTTTACCTTACTTTACTTATCCACCTGAAATAAGACTACTATACTATGCCTGCATACATCACACAGAACGAAGCGGCCCTATTTGCTGAAACGCTGGGCAGTGTATCCGCCATGCGTGCCACTGTTTTACTGACTGCCGCATCGACCATGCTTGACCAGTTCACGGGCCGCACTTTTACAGGCGCCGAATTGACTGATAGCGTCAAGGCCGGTATTGCGATGTGTGCCGAATGGATGGCCACGTCAAACCCGGCAGGCGGCACAATCATCAAAGAAAAAATCGGCGACTACGATGCAACTTATGCCACGCCGGAAGCGGGCAGCATCCCGGTTGCAATTCAGATGCTGTGGGCACCTTATAAGATTGTGGCAGTCGGATGATACGCAAGAAAATTAAATACAATTTTCAAGGGCAAAAATTTATTCAGAACCTTGAACGAAGCCTTGAATCTGCGGCCATTCAAGGCGCGTTAATGGTAGAACGCGACGCCAAAAAACTTTTGAATAATACCGGCAAATCATTCCCGGCCAAAGCGGGTTACAACTCGCCAATATTTAAAGGCGATGGCGTTCCAGAGCGAAAAACCAAGCCTGCTGATATGGGTGTCAATTTGAAAACGCTGAAGGCCCAGCGGGTCTATTGGTACGGCGAGCCGCTTCACAGGTGGGTTCAGGCATCAATGCCGGGAAGCCCGCCCAATAAACAGACTGGCACTCTGCAACGGTCGATTATTCACGAATATTCCAAGGCCAAAAAAGAAGCAAAAGTCGGACCCGCCCAACAGCTTAAATATGCCAGACTGCAAGAGCTAGGATCGGCACAAATGCCCGAAAGGCCGTATCTGACGCCAGCATTCAAGATGAATGAAAAGAAGATATTTAAACTGTTTGCTGATGCCGTGAAACGAACAATGCCATGATATTACCGCATTCAATCACACTGCAAAAGCACACAGAAAATGAATCAAGTCTTGGGGGCGTCAGTAAGTCTTACGCTACCGATTCAGTATCTTACCGTGCTTTTGTGCAGCCACAGCGGGAGAGTCTGGCGATTATCAACACGTCAGGCGGTAGAAATCTGATCATTGATATTTATGCAGAGCCAACGATTCCAGCCGCCGCAACTGATCGCATTGTTTTTGATGGGCAGACATACGAGATAACGGGCGTGATTCAGCAGTTTTCACCGCGTGGCAATCATCACGTCAAGATTACTGCAAGAGTTCTGGATTTCATTTCGTGAATATCACTACCAGGCTAAATTCGATCAAAGCTCTCTGGCAGACGGCTTTCCCATCGATTCCCTACAGCTTACAGCTTGCAGGCCAAAATGAAGCCGTTCCCAATGCCGTTCTCGAAATTGGCCAGATAGAGCAGTTTGGCGGAACCACTACCAAAAAAGGATGGCGGTTAAACGCTGAAATCAAAGCAAATTTTGCGTCTGATACCGACGCAATTTCAAACCTTGACACGATTGTAAACATTTTTAATCGTGCAAAGTCTGCAAATTGGTATTACATGGTTGTGACAAATGCAAGCGTAGCTGCAAATTATCAGGGCCATGGTTCATTGTGGCAAATTACTGTCTCTCTCGTGGTCGAATGGACGACCTGAA